AATTATGGTTATCAGATTGTTTCACGTGAAACAGATCAATTCAGTCCAGAATCGACATATAATATAGTCTTGCGAAGGAAAATCATGCGTAGATGTGATTTACACAACACTCAGCCTGCGGCGCTCGACGCCGACGCTCTCAAAGAGCGCACAGGCGCATCGTATGTGTCGGCGCTGACGTGCAAAAGCTGTAATTCGACGCAGTTCTACGTCGTGCGGCCGGAAGGCGCGAAGAGGCTGCGTTTGATGTGTGTAGACTGCTTGGCGGACATCGCCAGCGCCGACGGACTGCTCGATAAGGGTTAAAAATGACTCGACATTATATAGGCACGAAAATCATCAAGGCATGGGAAGCGGATAAAGATGGAAATCCCGGATATGGCGTGATTTACGAGGATGGCTATACATCCTGGTCTCCAAAGGCGACATTTGAGGCATCTTATCGAGCGATTGAAGGTGAAAATCAAGCGCTTACATTCGGTGACGCAGTTGCTTTGCTGAAATTGGGCAAGAAAGTCGCGCGCGCGGGATGGAATGGTAAGGGCATGTTAGTTTATCTCGTGCCCGGCAGTACTTTTTCGGTGAGTCGTGCGCCGCTTCTGCTTCTTGGTATCTATCCCGAGGGTACGCAGATAACCTACCGACCGCATTTGGATTTGCGTACCGCGGATGGATCGGTAAGCACCTGGGCACCAAGCAATTCTGACGCGCTAGCTGAGGACTGGATGGTGGTCGAATAATGCCAACCCCGCAGAAATCCGAAGATTTCGACCTCTGGCCGGAAAAGAACGAAAAGCGCTCGGACGGCGGCAAGAAGCGCTTGAATTCCGCGCATCTTGATTCTGTCTGGAATCGCGTGCAGGAAAATAAGGAGAGATTGGGATGGAGCACGAATCAATGACCGGCGAGCAAGCACTCCTGAATTGCAGAATAGCGGAAGCCTTGGCCTACCTTGAATGTGCGTGGTGGGCCGATCTTGCCGTAAGTCGAAATGACGGTGCTATTCGCAGCTGGACACGTGACGCGCAGCACGCCGTCGAGCATGCGCTGGTCATGGCCGAAAATATAGAAAAAATGGGGTCTAATCGTGACTGTTGATTGGGAGAGAATCGAATCAGACTATCGCGCCGGGATACTGTCTCTACGCGAGATATCGCTTGCGCACGGCATCAGTCATCAGGGCATTGCGAAGAAAGCTAAGGCCAAAAAGTGGGAGCGCGATCTTTCGGCAAAGATCAAAGCCAAGGCCGATTTACTGGTTGCCAAGGCGACAGGTGACAAAGAGGGTGACAGAGAGCGCCGTCTGTCTACCGATCAGGCCACTGTAGACGCAAATGCGCAGCAGATTGCTAATATCAGGCTGTCGCATCGCGGCGATATCTCGCGGTTCCGTGCGCTGGCAATCCGGCTTCTTGAGGAGTTGGAGGCCGAAACGAGCGACCCAGAGCTTTTCCAGCGGCTGGGCTTGATGCTGCGCGACGAGGATGACAAAGGCGTAGACAAGCTGAATGACATCTACATGAAAGTCATTTCCAGCGCCGGTCGGGTCGATAGCACAAAGAAACTGGCGGAAACGCTGAAAATCCTCATTGGGCTTGAGCGCGAGGCTTACAGCATTGCTGAGACGCCGACTGGCGGTAATGAGATGGAAGGGCTGGCGGCGCGGCTTGAGAAGGCGCGGGCGAGGATAGGTTGACCGCCGAGACTGATCTTGTAACAGAAATCGCAGCGTGCTCGAAAGACCCGCTGCGATTCGTCTTGATGGCGTTCGATTGGGGTGTTGGGGAGTTGACTGACTACCCGGACGGCCCGGATCAGTGGCAACGCGACACATTGAACGACATCGGCCAACAGCTTCAATCTGGCGCCATCAATGACACTGAGGCCATTCAGATAGCGGTCGCATCCGGGCATGGTATCGGTAAGTCCGCGCTCGTGTCGTGGCTGATCTACTGGGCGCTTGCGACTTTCGAAGACACCCGTGGCGTCGTGACGGCCAATACCGATACGCAGCTCAGGACCAAAACTTGGGCTGAATTGGCTAAATGGCACCGCCTTTGTATCTGCGCGCACTGGTTTCATTTCACGGCTACAGCCCTATACAGCAAGGACCCGCAGCATGAAAAGACATGGCGAATCGACATGGTACCGTGGAGCGAACGAAACACTGAGGCTTTCGCGGGTCTCCACAACAAGGGAAAGCGCATCCTCGTCATCTTCGACGAAGCCGCCGCGATCCCCCCCATTATTTGGGAAACATCCGAAGGTGCGCTGACCGACTCGGACACGCAGATTATTTGGGCTGTGTTCGGCAATCCGACGCGGAACAGCGGACGTTTCCGCGAGTGCTTTGGTCGCTTCAAGCACCGCTGGATCACGCGCCAGATCGATAGCCGGTCGGCGCGAATGACAAACAAGAAGCAAATCGATCAGTGGGTGAAAGACTATGGCGAAGATTCGGACTTTGTGCGCATTCGCGTGCGCGGCGTGTTTCCTCGTGCTGGCAGTCAGCAGTTTATCGGCTCTGATATCGTCGCGGCGGCCGCCACCCGTGAGGCACACGCCGGAATTTACGACGCGCTTGTACTTGGTGTCGACGTTGCGCGGTTCGGCGACGATGAAAGCATCATTTACATAAGAAAAGGTCGTGATGGGCGCACTCACCCGCCCCTCAAGTTCCGCGGCCTCGACAACATGCAATTGGCCGCTCGTGTGGCTGAGCAATACGATTTCTACCGGGCCGACGCTATTTTCGTTGACGGCGGAGGGACAGGTTCGGGCGTTATCGACAGGCTTAGACAGCTTCGATACCCCGTCATTGAGGTCCAATTTGGGTCAAGCCCCGATCGAGCCACCCCAGGCCAAGAAGCGATCGCTTACGCAAACAAGGCTGCTGAGATGTGGGGCGTCATGCGCGAATGGCTCAAGACGGGCGGCGCTATACCCGATGACGTAGACTTGGCCGCACAGCTAGAAGGGCGCGAATACGGATTTACGATGATTGCCGGGAAAGATGCAATTCAGCTTGAGAAGAAGTCGGATATGAAAAAGCGCGGACTTGCATCGCCTGATATCGCGGACGCGCTTGCTCTTACCTTTGCATATCCTGTACAGCCCAATGCCAATGCGGGCCGCGCTGCTGCAGGCCTTGTGCCAATGGTTCAGAGCGATTATGATCCTTTTAATCCACCGCAGCAGGGTCACGTCAACCACTACGAATGAGGCTAGCCATGGGCGGCAGTTCGGCACCAGCAGCACCACCAGCAGTAACGATTCCCCCTCCAATTCCGGCGATTCAGGCGCCAGCCGGCATTCAGGCGGCTACGACTACGGCTACCCGCGCGAGCAATGCTACTGGGCCGCAATCGATGATCGATACCGGGCCGAATGGCCTCACCAGTCCGGCCAGCACCGGCACGAAGACCCTATTAGGGAGTTGACATGACACCGAATGAAGCATTGGCTCACCTCTCGCAGGTACAGCACAACAGCCAGAATCTGGCCGACCCGGAAGCCGCCGTGAATCAGGCGGAAATGGCGTTCAAGAAGTCTGTGGTCGATGCGCTCAACGAATTGAAAACTGCCTCGGCACCCGTTGCTGCCGCGCAGATTTCACCTGTCGCACCCGCAGCACTTGAGGAAATTGAACCTGAAATTCACGCTATTCAGGAACAATCATCTGATACTACTGTCGCGCCGCCCCACGCTCATCCGACGGCACCGACGGTCGCGCTCCCCTCGATTGAACCCACCAACACGAGCATCTAATGCCCGATGTAAAACTCACGCCGGGTCAGAAAGTCTACGGTGATAATGCTACGCCGGAGACGATGAAGCTGCGCGAGCACGCTGACACGCTGCTGATCGCCATGAAGACAGATCGCTACTCGTGGTGGACGCACTGGCGTGAGATAAGCGACTATCTGATTCCGCGCAGGTACAAATGGCTGATCACGCCGAATCAAGGCAATCGCGGTTCGCCGATCAACCAGCGCATCGTGGACAACACCGGT